CGGTCTGCAATCCGCTGGCGGCCTCGGAAACGCCCGCCGATACCGCCTGCTCTGCTGCTTCAAACTCTTCCTTCATCAGCGCCCGCAGATCGCCCTGAATATTGGCAAGCAGCCTCACAGGGCCCGCGCCTCGGCCAGCCAGACCAGCCGGTTGGTGTCTCGGGTGGGGGTGCCGCTGATCTCATGCAGTTGGCCCGCGATCTCCACCGTATCGCCTGACCCCAGCGCCGGAGCATCGGCGAGGCGAATGTTCAGGAGCACGGTATCGACCACAAATCGCCCGTCGCCAAAGCTGGCCAAGCCGTCCGGCATAGCCCGGATCACCCGAATGGGCTGCGCCGGATTGATGCCGCCGAGGCGCAGCAGCGCATCAACAGCAAGGTTCTGATCCGCAAACAGCGTGTCTGTGGCCAGATCGAAGGCGGTCAATTGGCGCTGGCCGCTGTCAGGCGCACGCGGCCGGTGGTCTCGCCCGCGCCGCCGCTGACCGCCAGCACAGCCACGCCCACCAGCTTGTTGGTGGCCACTGTGCTGGTCACACGCGATGTCGCCGCGTCCCAATAGATCAGCTGGCCCACGGTCCAGGCTTGCGAGGCGGTTTTCGTGAGATCGAAAATCCCATTCAGCATGAGGACCAAGGGCTCGCCGATTGCCGCCGCATTCTCGGCAATGCCGAAGAGCGAGCCGATCAGGACCGGCTGGCCGGAAGCAATGGCGGCGGTGGCCGTAAGGGTGACGCGGTTGCCCACGCCGATGAAGTTTTTCATCAGAGGTCTCCTGAGGTTTGAGGGTTAGCGACAGATCAGATGCCCGCGTTGCGGTAGAGCCCGCGCCAGTCGATGGCTTTGGAAGCAAAGTCGTGGCGGGCCTTGATTTCCATGCCGTCGACCTCGAAGCCCATGCGGGTTTCGGTGTAGACGCCATTGCTGCCGTCGAGATAGGCATATTCCACCGTGTCGATCCGGTTCGGATCAGCGGCGAGGAACCATGGATCGGCCCCAGACGAAGGGATCAACCGGGGCTCTTCGATCGGCTCCAACCGCCCAGCGAAAGCGTTCACGCCTGCGACGGCATTCGGGGTGGTCGCAGTGACGTTCTTGCGCGCTTCAACCGAGCGCGCGCCCGGTGGGGTGATCAGATAGCGCGGCTGGACCGAGATTTGCCGCGCCTCTAGCCCACGTTGATTCCCGAAGAGGCGGTAGGCTTCGGCCAGTGTAGCCTCGGAAATCGCCCCAGCCGTGCCGAGGTTGCCGTGGCCCGTGTTGAACAGCGACACACCGTCGCTCATCAGCGGGTTTGAGGTGAGGATCGAATAGACCAGATCAGATTCCAAGTCTGCCGCCGATGCTCCGAACGCGGACGGGATGCGGGTGAAAGCATCCAGATCGTCGTTGATCAGGGTCTGGCGGGTGATGCCGATGATCCGGCCATAGGTCAGCAGGGCATAGACTTCGCGGCTTTCGCCCATCGTGCCATAGGTGAACTCGCCGCTTTCGGGCACGCGCAAGAGATCCGGGGCCCCGGCAAGCTGGGTGCGCTGCACCGGCCGGAAATCGGTGATCGTTGCCTGCCGTGCCCAGGCGGTGAAGGTGCGCGGCGTGCTGTCATACGCCGCGCGCAGGGTTTGGTTGGCGACGTTGGCCAGAATGAACGGGAAATCGGAGCTTGAATGATAGCCGGGCCCGGCGCGTTTCTGAAGGGCCTCGGTAGCCAGTTCCATCCGCGACATGCCGCGCGTGCTGATGCCGCGACGCTCAAGGGCATGGCGGGCCATATCGAGCAGGTTCAGCCCCCGGAATTCCCGCGCGGCGTCGGTTAATTGATGCAGGCCCGGGGAGTGGCGGTGCAATAGGGCGGCCGAGACGGCATCGCGATAGGCGATCTCACTGGCGCCGGTGTCGCGGGCGGCGGCAGGAACGGTCGCGCCGGTGCGGGTGCCGAGGGTATCGGCCTCCGCCAGCCGGTCCAAGACGGCGCCCCGGGCAGCGTCGAGCGTGACACCGCGACCGATCAGATCGGCGGTAAAGGTGTTGTCGAGGCCGTGGCGCTGGCAGAGCGTCAGGATGTCCGCCGCGGCGCGCTGCGCTTCGGCCCGGATCGCGTCAGCGTTGGGCGCAACTGGGGCGGGCACAGACGCAGTTGGCGCAGGCGGCGGGGTCACGATTACAGCAGGTGCAGGGTCAACCGCCCGGGTTGTCGGCGCAGGTGCCACAGCCGGGGTCGCGGGTTGGATGTCGTCGGGCATTTGAGCCTCCGTTTCAAGGTGGGTGGTGCGGGTGAGTGTGCAGGTGTTGAGGGCACGAGTCGTGCTGGTCTCGGAGCGAACCCTTGCGCCTGGATCAGCGCCAATGGCGACGGCGGAGATTTCCATCGGTTCCCAATCGACGGCGCGCCATAACTCGGGCGCGCCGTCGCGCTTCGTAACTTCATAGCGGTGGACGCGGTAACCGACCGAGACGTTGCGAATGATGCCGCCCGCGATGTCGCGGAAAATCGGCTCCACATCGGCCCGCTCGCTGAAGCGGATCGTGGCGGTGCCCTGACCATTGGCGATCTGGGCGGAGCCATCGACCACTACGCCCAGCACCGCGTCCAGCGATCCCGCGTCATGCGAGTTCAGGAAGGGCGCGCCGCCGTTCAGCCGTTCGAGGCGGATCATGCCGGGATCAAGCGAGAGTTCCTCGTCGACCGCTTCATCCCAAAGCCGGGCGCGGCGCACGGTGGCGCCGGTGGTCCATATGATATCGACCGTGCGGGCGGCTTCATCGACGCTGCCCGCGCGCACAGAGGCCATCCGCCCTTGTAAGGGCAGATCGATGATGTCGTTCGGCATGTTTTGGGCTCCGTTCAGCTTTGACTGGGGTCTGGCGGTGGATTGCCCAGCGCGCCATCCAGCGATCCAGGGTCTTGGCTTTGAACCTGCCCGCCGCGGCTTACTTTGCGGGGGTCGGAATCGAAGATCAGGTTCATCGTGTCGGCCAGCAGGGCGAACTCCTGCCATTCCTCCATCACCTTGTGCGGATCATAGCCGCGCTTGGCGATCTGCTGGGCGATGGTGGAGAACCCGGCTCGGGTTTCGAGCAGGTCAGTGGTGGCGTCTTGCAGTGGATTGACGCTGTCGAACTTTGGCGGCGCCCATTCGACGGGGATATCAGCGGTCGGGATCAGCCCGGCCGCAAAAGCCGCTTCACAAAACCATTGCCAGATCGGCTGGCAGAACATCGGGATGATCATCTGCCATTGCATCGCCTCCACCATCCGGCGGAATTCGTTCAGGCCCACACGGCTGGACGAAAAGTTCACCTGAGAAAGATCACCGGTCATCAGCTCATATGGCACCCGCCAGCCTGCGGCGATGATGTGCAGCTGCACGCGGTGCCATTCATAGACGCCCGCAGTCGCGGCCGGTTGGTTGAACTTGATGTCCTTGCCGCCTCGGGCGTAGGCAATCAGGCCGGGTTCGAACTGCTCGATCCGGTTGCCGTCGGCATCCTGCACCACCGGCGCGATAGATTGCTGGGTTTCGTCGTCACCGAACACGATTCCGACAAGGCAGGCTTCGGTTTTCTTGCGCACCAGCTCGGCGCGCTGCCAGTCGTCGACATCGCGTAGCGCGGCCATGGCCGGGGTGCCCCAAGGCACACCGCGCGATTGGACCCGCTGGCGTTCAAACAGATGAGCCACGCGGTCGGCCGGTATGCGGACGGATTCAAACCGTCGTGTAAACACCGGCGCCGCATCGCCGGGATGGTCGGGATACATCCAATAGGCTGCCCGCCGCCCGGCGCTGTCGTGTTCAATCCCGTAGCGAATGCCCGCCCCGCCGGGCCGATCCTCGAACTTAGCGCCATCAAGGTGATCTGCCTCCTTCAATTCGATTTGCAACGGCACCACCAACCCGGCCGATCGTGGGAGCCGCACGCGCAGGGCAAAGACGTCGCCGCCCTCGATGGTCTCACGCATCGCCAGCGAGAGCAGCCCGTGGAAATCGGTATGTCCATCGGCGTCGCATTGATCCGCCCAGCGCATCCAAAGATCATCGACCAACTTGTTCAGCGCCTTATCCGCACCCGCCGCCCGCGGCCGGATGCCCGTGCCGACAAGGCTATTGACCAGCACGGCCACGGCTTTTGCCGCGAGCGGGTTGTTGCGGACCAGATCGCGCATCCGGTCGCGCAGGATCGGCGCAGACATCCCGATTTCCGCATCGGCCGCTTTGCCACTGGTGGTCCAGCCATCGGTGCCACGCCCCTTGGCCGCCCCATCATAAGCCCGGCGCAGATTCCCCAAAGCAATGCGGGCCGCATAGCGCTGCGCCGCAGCCTGCGGCGAGACCAGAGCCACGGCCCGATCGATCAGACCCCAGCGGATGGTTGGTGCTGTCTTGCTATTCACCGCACGCCACGGCGAAAGCTGGCAAATCCCGCGACCGGTAAGGGCGATCCGGCAGCCTGCGCCATCTCGCTTTCAATGGTGCGCATCCGGGACAGAAGATCGGCGGCATTACCATATTCGACCGTGCGGCCATCGGAGGTCACGCGCAGAGTTCCTGCGGCATAGGCGTGCTTCAGAGCATCAAGTTCACTTTGCGTCCATGCCATTTCAGAACCATTTCTTTCTCGGGCCCATCCAAGGGGCGGGGCGTTTTGACGTTGTTTGTGGTGCAGGCCGGTTTGGCTGACCAGCTGGCAAGGCGTCGGCTTGTCCCGTCGCCATTTGCGCTTCCAGCTGTTCCCAGCGCAGGTCGTCCCAGCGGTCGATCCCCATCAGCCAGGCGGCGGCGCGGGCATAGACCCGGCAATCCAGCGCCTCGTTGCGCTCGCGGGTCTGCTGCCATTCCAGCTTTTGAAACCCCTGCCGGGTCTTGATCGTCATCAGCTGCTCGGCAGTCAGCTGCTTCATCCATTCCGCCGTGGTGCCTTTTGGGATGTGCACAAAGCCGTGCGGCCATTCTGCCCCCTCGGCCAGTTCCTCGTCGGTTGGGGCGATCAGGCGCAGGAAGCGGTAGGTCTCTGATTTGAACACCGCCCCGGCCACTTTCCAAAGCTGCACTCCACGCCGCAGCTTGCGCCCGGCCTCCGTCACTTCGACGTAGGTGGGCCCATCCACAGGTGTGCTGCGGTCAAACCCCGCCACACCCTTGATGGCGATTACCTGCCCGCGCCCGGCCGCGCGCACCCATGAATAGACCGCGTCCGTGGTGACACCATCGCCCGAGTCGATTGCCATTCGTGCCAATGCCATCCGGCAGCCCGAGGCGTGTTCCCATGTCTGGCCCAGAAACTCGGACAGTTGCGCCCAAACCTCGGGCCGGGCAGTGTCGCCCTCAAGGACGACGTGATCGACCAGCCAAGAGTGCAGATTTCGGCCCCAACCCCAGACATCGACCTCGATCCGGTCGCGCTGCACATCGGCCCCGGCGGTCAGCAAGAGCACCCCGTCCGGCGCCATCCCAAGCTGCCATTCAGCCCGGCGTTCATAAAGCCGCTGCCAATCCGGCGCCTCGCCGCGTTCCTGCCATGTCTCCCCGAGGATTGTGTTCTTGAGGGTTTTCAGGGCCGCATCATTGCCCAGCGCACCTTCCCAGCCCCGGGCGATCTCTTCCCAGGACAACCAGCCCAGCGGCGAATAGAGCCCAGAAATATGGTACCCGACGACACCTGCCGCCTTTGCCGCTGCCTGCACGTCGGGGGCCGCGGTCGCTATCCAGCCTGCACCGTTTTCCTCCGCCATCATCCACGTCTTGTGTCGCTCCGCGATTAGGGCGTCGCAATGCTCGCACAAATACTGCGCCGTCTCGGCCTTGCCCGGCTCCCAACGCAGCCGCTCAAATTGCAGCCATTGCAACCCACCACAATGCGGACAGGGCACGTGATAGCGCTGCTGGTCGGACAATTCCCATTCCCTCTCGATCCGGCTCAGGCCCTTCAACGTCGGCGTTGAGGCCAGAAACACCTTGCTGCGATGCCCGAAGCTGATGGTTCTCGCCTCGGCCAGTGCGATTGGATCGCCTTCGCCGTCAACATCGCCCGGATAGGCATCGACCTCGTCCAGAAAAACCCAGCGTGCGGGCATGGACCGCAGGCCGACGGCGGAGTTCGCGCCGGTCAGGATCAGCTGCCCGCCGGGAAACCGCTTGCCCAAGATCGTGTTTCCGGCATCCCGCGACCGCGATGGCAGCACCAGCGCCCGCAAATCGGGGCTTTCCTCGATCAGCGGGTCGATCCGCTGTTGCGACAGGCGTTTCGCCAGATCGACCGTCGGCTGAACCGCAAGAAACGGTCCCGGCGCGCGGTGCATACAAAACCCGATCCAGTTGTTGCCAGCCTCAGTGGCGCCAACCTGCGCCGCCTTCATGAACACCACCCGTTGCGCCGGGTGCCGCGGTGACAACGCGTCCATCACGGCTTTCATGTAGGGCGTGCGGGCGGTGCGATAGGGTCCAGCCTCGGAGGCCGCCCGCGATGACAAAACCCGGTGCCGGTCCGCCCACTGCGACACGGTCAGCGCCGGATCAGGCGCAAGCCCGGCCATCCATGCACGCCGGACCTCCTCGGCACCGTCAAACGCCTCAGCGGAGTTCAATCTTCACCTCCGCCATTTCAGCCAGATGCGCGCGCAGATATGGGTCCAAAACCTGCTCCATCCGGTGGGCGTCTACGCCCAATTCCGCCGCCATATTCGCCGCAACCCGGGGCGGCCAGTTCAGCCAGGCATCGCGTTCCCGCCGTGCCAGATCGAACACCATCGCCGTTGCCCGGGCGCGATCAATCACCTCGGCTTTCATTTTCTCCAGCCGGACCTTGGCGGTCTGGGCCTTTAGAACCTCATTCGCCATGCGAGCGCGTAGGAAAGACACCTCGCCGCCGCTGGCCTCCGGGCTTCCGAGGTCCGTGCCTGCATCGCGCAGCGTATCGGCCACCGCTTTCAGCGCCGCCTGCGGCACCGGCTTGGTCGCGGTTGCGCGGGCCGTGCTTGCGGCCGTGTCCGCCCCCATCTGGCGGGCATGCAGGCCCCGCTGCTTGGCAGGATCAGTCTGCGCCCCCCATTCGGCATCGGCGCGGTCAGGGTCAATCGTACCGTCCGGCAAGGTC